CAAAAAGCTGATACTGAAACAATACAGCAGGCGTTAGACCAAAAAGCCAATGAAATGGAAATGCTTACAGAACTAGGAAAAAAGGCAGACAAAGAAACTATAATACAACAATTAGCAGTTAAGGCAGATAAACAAGAGGTACAAACAGAACTAGACAAAAAAGTTGACAAGGAAGAAATAGAAGAAATATTGCAGCAGCAAATAGATAGTACAAATATTGTATTGGAATTAGATAAAAAGGCGGATAAAGAAACAGTTGCGGAAGAATTGGAAAAAAAGGCAGATGCTGAAATAGTGCAAGAGGAATTAAATAAAAAAGCAGATACTGAAACGATTTCTGCTGCACTGGCATTAAAAGCAGATAGCGAAACAATGCAGATAGAATTGGATAAAAAGGCTGATATTGCAACAACGACAGAAGAATTAGCTAAAAAATCAAATATATCTCATACACACAATTATGCAGGTAGTTCTTCTGCGGGTGGAGTGGCTAATTCCGCTACTAAGTTAAATACTGCTAGAATAATAGACGGTATACCATTTGATGGTAGTGCAAATATTGTACATTTTGGAGTGTGTGATACAGCAGCTGATGTTGCTGAAAAAACAGTCGCTCTTACAGGATTTGTATTAACAGAAGGTGCAAGAGTAGCTGTACGCTTTACAAATGCGAATACGAACACTTCACCTACATTAAATGTGAATAGTACAGGTGCAAAAGTTCTTAATTATACACAAGGGCAATATGCCCCTACTACGCAATGGGCAGCAGGAGATATTATAGAGTTTGTATACTATAGTAATCAATGGATTATGCTTACAGCAAATGCTCGTAAATTAACAACAGCTAGAACACTTGCATTAAGTGGTGATGTGACAGGTAGCACAACATTTGATGGCAGTGCAAATAAAACAATAACAGCAACATTGAAAAATAGTGGTGTAACAGCTGGTACATATGGTGCTTTGGATTTAGTAACGAAGAATAATGGTACAGTGTGGGTAAGTAACAATGCAGGATTACATGGTACATCTGCTATATCCACATGGACAGCAAGACAAGATTGTAAAATTTCATTTCGATGGAGGGTTTCTTCTGAAAGTACACACGATTATTTGAATATTACAGCAGCAGGAACACAAATACTTGCGAATACAAGTGGTTCTACAGAACAAACAGGAACACTTACTGCAACATTAGGATTAGGTCAAACTATTGTATTTACTTATAGAAAAGATAGCAGTGTAAATAATGGAATGGATAGAGCAGAAATCAGTGAAATAAAATATGGTGAAGGAACAGCAGAACCTAGTACAGTTATCTATGAAAGTAATATAGAAAACTATTTTGAAATTGAAAATAGCATCTATGGATTTTATACTGCAATTCCTGTGCCTAATATTACTGTTGATGCAAAAGGGCGTATTACTAAAATGCAAACAATTTATATGCCTTCTGTACTTAATGCAAAACATTCAAATGGTACAGACAAAGAAGGATATGCTACATCCGCAAGAGGAAGGTATTCTCACGCAGAAGGATATGCTACATCTGCAAGTGGAAGATATTCCCACGCAGAAGGAGGAGGCCTTACAACAGCAAGTGGAGCATATTCCCACGCAGAAGGAGGAGGCACAAAAGCAAGTGGAAGTAATTCTCATGCGGAAGGTGATAATACAACAGCAAGTGGAAGTTGTTCTCATGCAGAAGGATATCTAGTAATAGCTAAAGGTTCTTACTCTCATGCTGGTGGATATTGGACGAAAGCTAGTGCTAATTATCAAACAGCAATAGGAAAATACAACAAAGAAAGTACAGCAGAAACAGACAAATTTATTATAGGCAATGGTACAAGCGATACTGCAAGAAGTAATTGTTTGAGAGTAACAAATACAAATGGAGTTTATTCCAACAGCACATTCAAATCTAGCGGTGCAGACTATGCAGAAATGTTGGAATGGCTAGATGGAAATGTTGAAAAAGAAGATAGGACGGGATTATTTGTAACATTAGAGAAAGATAAAATTCGTGTAGCTACTTCAGAAGATGATTACATATTAGGCATTGTTTCAGCTTGTCCTTCTGTTTGCGGAGATGTGAGAGATGATACTTGGGGAAATATGCACTTAACAGATATATATGGACAACCTATATTAGAAGAAGTAGAAATTCCAGAAAGAACAGAAGAAATTGTAACAGTAAGTGAAGAAGGAGAAGAAGTTACTGAAACTATAGTAATAGAGCAAGCACATACAGAAATAAGACCAAAACTCAATCCAGAATATGATAATACACAAGAGTATATTCCACGTTCAGAACGTCCAGAATGGGACGCTGTAGGAGTGTTAGGAAAACTGGTTGCAATAGATGATGGTAGTTGTGAAGAAAATGGTTGGTGTAAAGTGGGGCAAGGTGGTATTGCAACAAAATCAGAGCAAGTAACAAAATATAGAGTAATGAAAAGATTAGACCAAAACCACATTAAAATATTTATACTGTGAGGAGTGGTAATATGGAAATAGAAAAGGAAGAATTAGAACAAAATCAAGGTATACAGCCAGGATTTATGATAACAGTAAAGGGAAGGAAATTGCTTGCGAAACTGGTAGCAGGGGAACAATTAGAGATTACGAGGGTAATGGTAGGCAGTGGAAATTTGGGAGAAGAAAGTCCTGCCTATTTTGATGACTTGATACAGCCAGTAGCACAAGCAACTTCTACAGAACCTGTTGCAGAAGATGGTGTTGTTTCATTTGTGGTAGAATATAGAAGTGATTTGAATGGGGGATTGCAGCACGAATTTTGGATAAATGAATTTGGTATATTTGCTAGAGATGGAGAGGAAGAAATATTATTATATTATGCAACATTGGGAGATTTTCCGCAACACGTAATGGCTTATAAACAAAATGGTGCAATAGATGTCAGAAGATATCCCGTAAGTATTGCAATATCAGATGAAGTAGAAGTAGTAATTGCTTATCCAGCACTTTCTTTTATGACAGCAGAAGAAGTAAGGAGATTTTTAACTATCAATTTATTGCCAGAGTTTTTATTGGATATGAAAGATTTGATAAAAAAACACAATGAAGATGAAAACGCCCACCCTAAGCTCAAAACATTGTTAGATGCAGATTTAAAGGCAAGAATAGAAAGACTGGAAAATGCTTTATATTATGATATTAAAGAAAATCCATTTTTAGTGACATTTGAAACATTGAATGGCATAGTGCTGACAAAAGGTGTATGGAATAAGAACAAAAAACGATTGGAGTGCTAAGCAAAAAGAGAAAACAGGAGTAAAACCCCTGTTTATTTTGTGTGTATTTAATGACATAAGAATTATATTATATTGTTTTTGGTAACAAGAACAATTTCGCAGCCTAGAGCATTTGTTATTTTTAAAAGAGTGTCCAGTTGAGGAATTACTTTTTTGCTTTCAAGTCGTGCAATAACAGATTGTGTTAAGTTTGTGGCAATAGCTAACTCTTTTTGTGTCATTCCTTGATTATGGCGTTGTTCTATCAGTTTATCAATAAAAGTAGTGCAATTATCAATCATAAATGGCACCTCCCGCTGTTTTACTATATTCATATAAATGTTCTGGAGCGATATCGATATCGTCGTTCCAAACAACTGTGCCACATTCAACTTTTGCACGAAGAAAAAAAGTAATATTTTTCAGTTGAGCATAAATAGCTTTATCTAATAAAGGACGAGCGTCATATACTTTTTTTGTTCCATCTGCAAAAGTTAAAAGTAAAGTGTAATCTTGTTTAGGTTGCACTTCTTTTACTACCCAAGCTGGAGCTATCATAAGTTATGACCTCCTTTCTTATTATGATAATAGAATACTCTACTTAATGCAGAGGGGCAATTTTATAAAGTGGTTGTTCGCTAATAGCAAGCTCCCAGTTAGCTAAAAGCTCATCTTTGTGAAGCTCTGCCCAAGCTGCAATGAGTTTCATTTGTTTTTTTGGCATATCTCCGTCTGTAAGTTCTCCCTCCATATTAAATACAGCATTGTATCCTTGATATGCTGCATGAAAGTGTGGCGGATTATGTTCACCGTTGTTATACATTCTAATAATAATACCATAAAACATTGAAATAGTTGGCATTTATTAACATCTCCTTTCGATGTTTAAATTATAGCATATTTGCTATATTCTATCAATAGCATATTTGTTATATTTTGTAAAAATTTATTTACGTTACTAATTGAAAATAGAAAAGATAGAAATTTAGAAAGAAGGGATAATTATGGCAAGTATAGGAACACCAACTGTAACAGGAGAAAGAAGTTATAGTGTTAGTTGTAGTGGTTTAGAAGAAGGAAAAAATTATAGA